GTCGATAACCGCGGTAGGATCCTTTCGGCTGACTGCTCGCTTACCTTGACGGAATATGCGCGGAGGTGACTATGGTACAGATAATCAGGAGCGATCGACCGCCTGCAATTAACTTTGCTCCTAAATCGATCGCCGAGGAGATTGTACAGAATGTGCATATGCTCCTCAGCTCACACAAATACGATATCCCGCTCGCTCGTGAGATGGGCTTGTCAAGTGACGGCATAGGAAAGCCGCTGCCTGTAGCTGAGAGTTTACTCTATCGGGATATTATGAATCTTATAGAGGAATATGAGCCGCGTGCAGAAGTTGTGCGCATCGAGTTTGAGCAGGATAATATCACAGGGCTTATTATCCCTATAGTGGAGGTGACAACAGCAGATGAGTAAAAATTATCCCGATATAACCTTTGTGGAGGCGGATACACAGACAATCACCAATGAGATAATCTCTGCATACGAGCGGAAAACTGGTAGGACATTATACCCTGCCGATCCAGCCAGAATACAGCTGTTATTTCTTTCAAGCATCGTAGCACAGGAGCGTGTGCTGATGAATGAAGCGGCAAGGCAGAATATGCCGAGATTTGCGAAGGGAAGCTATCTTGATTCGCTTTGTGAGATATTCTTTGATGTTCAGCGCCTTGGTGCTATTGCGGCAACTACTCAGCTGGAGTTTACGATCTCGGAATTGCAATCGACTGCAATAGTTATCCCAGCAGGAACGAGAGCGACAGTTGATGGACAGATAATGTATGCGACTTTGACTGATACTGTCATACCACCAGGCGAGCTGACTGTAACTGCGGAAGCACAGTGTATTGTCAGCGGAACTGTCGGAAATGGCTTTTCTGCAGGACAGGTGAATGTTTGTGTAGATCTGTTCCCATATTTTTCAGCAGTCACTAATATCACGGAAACAGGCGGTGGCTCAAACGTTGAAACAGACGAAGAACTGTATGAGCGTATGCGACAGAGTGTAGAGAGCTATTCAACTGCCGGCCCTGTCGGGAGCTACATATATCATGCAAAATCAGCATCCGCTTTGGTTGCAGATGTAACAGCATCTTCACCAACGCCCGGTGTAGTTGACATCCGTGTGCTGTGTGAGGGCGGCGAGTTTCCTGATGAGGAGCTAATAGCTAAAATACAGTCAGCGCTTTCCGATGACAAGGTTAGACCGCTTACCGATAACGTTGTGGTGCAGGCTCCCGAAGTGGTCGGTTACGATGTGGCGCTCACGTTTTATGTCGGCTCTGACAGCGGCATGAGCCTTGCAGCTGCAGATGAAGCTGTATACAGTGCGGTGTCACAGTTTACGGCTTGGCAGTCGCAGAAGCTCGGCAGAGATATCAATCCATCGTATCTGATACAGCTTGTAATGCAGACTGGTGTCAAGCGCGTTGAACTGACGGCACCTGAACGTATCGTACTCAGCAACGTTCAGGCGGCACAGCTAGGAACAATATCAATCGTGAACGGAGGATATGAAGATGAGTAGCACTTTGACTACGGAAGGCATTTATGCAACATATCCGCCTGTTCTCAAGGCAGATGAGCGTGCTGCGGCAATCGGTGAGGTTATGGCTGAACAACTCGCAAAAAACCGTATGCTGTGCGATAAAACGATGATATACCCTGCTATAGACGCGCTTTCAGAGGAGATCCTTGATGCACTTGCATACGATTTCAACGTAGAATGGTACGATTACGAAGGAACGCTTGAGGAAAAACGCAGGACGATCAAAGAATGTATCAGTGTGCATAGATATAAGGGAACAAAATACGCTGTTGAAACCGCACTGAAAAGCGTGTATGAAACTGTAAAGGTGCAGGAATGGTTCGAGTACGGCGGCGAACCATATCATTTCAAGGTCGTTATCTATGATCATACCAACGATACCGAGAAGCGGCAAAGGGTGCTTGCCAAGGTGCACTATTACAAAAATCTGCGTTCGCATCTTGAGGAAACTGTGTATATGGTAGGCATTAACACTAATATAGTGCTCAATGCTGGAATCAAGACAGCTGGCAGGTACAAGAGAATATATACGGAGGTGAAGAATTATGGCTTGGAATAACAGTGTGGTAACAAACGCAGGACTTGCACTGCTGTCCGATGTTTTGAGCGGAGGCATGGTAACGATATCAAACGCCGCTATAGGTGAGGGGACTGTAGATGTCACAGCGCTGATGGCTCAGACGGAACTTCAGCAAAAAAACGATACAGTAACAGTCAATATTGCGGCAGAGTCAAACCTGACAGATGGCATAGGAAAAGCAATAAGACTACAGGTCAGGAATACAGGTTTGAAAGCTGCGGTGACAGCGCGGCAATTCGGTATTTACGCAACAGCGGACGATGGTTCTACCGCTTTGTTGGCGATAATGCAGGATGAAACAGGTGAGGAGATACCGTCGGAAGAGGAATATCCGGATTTTATGCTTGAATTTACTGCAGCAATTGCTCTGTCGCAGACAGACGGGATAACGGTTGTTGTCAGTGGTTCTGCGGCGATCACGGCTGAAACGCTTAAAGAGGCATTGCACTATAAAGCTGACAAGGATCATAGCCATGATATTGCAGATGTGGATGGATTGCAGACTGCGCTTAATGGCAAATCTAACAGCAGCCATTCTCATGCTATCTCTGATGTGATGGGGTTGCAGACTGTACTTGACGGTAAAGCCAATATAAGCGGCAAGCCTGTTGTCACAAGCATCGTTCCTATGGACGGAGCGGTCAAGCTTTCTTGGCTGCCGGTAGAAGGCGCGACACAGTACGCTGTTTCCCTCTACAATACTTCCACGGGCAAGTACACCGTACTCAACAAGACGCTCACTGCAACGGACTACACCGCAACAGGTCTGACGAATGGCACAGAGTATCAGTTCCTTGTACAGGCTTGTTTAAACGACACTTGGTCAAAATATGCGGTGAGCGACCACGTGTATGCTATTCCTGAAAAAATCAACGCACCTGCATCTGCTACTGCAGAAGGATATGTGACAACAGGTTCACAGACATTCGCTGGTACCAAAACATTTAAAGGAAGTATATTGTGCGGAGGTTCACATAATTTAGATGTGGCACAAGCCCGTGCAATATATGCAGGCACGACAGATATGATAGCAGGCGAAACATATTTGCCGACAGGTGCTATCTATCTTGTATACGAATAATAGGGTGGTTAGCATATGGCAAAGAGTAGCTATATTGGAGGCATTGATAACAAAGCTCGAAAAATCAAAAAAGGGTATCTTGGTGACATAGATAGCAAAGCACAAAAGGTTAAGAAAGCCTACATTGGTGTTAACGGTGTTGCAAGACCTTTTTTCGCAAGTGGTATAAGCTACTATGGACAGGCTCCCGACCTGTCTAGCGCACGTCTTGCAATGGCCGCTGCGTCTGTTGGAGGATATGCCTTGTTTGCGGGCGGCTACACTTTGCAAGCTGCAGGAACAGGTTATACTTCAGTTCAGAGTGGCGTGGTCGATGCATATGACGAGGCATTGGTTAGGAGCAGTCCAGTAACCATTTCTGCTCGTTCCGAAATGCAGGGAGTATCTTTCGGAAAATATGCAGTATTTTCATTCTCAAGAAATAACTCTGTAATCAACTTCATTGACAGTGCCTTTGTGAACAAAACTCTGACAGGATACGGATGTAGTCTGATTGGCGCCGCTACTGTTGGAGACAATGAATATGTGATGTTTACTGGAGGATTTAACAACGCCACGCAGAAAACTGTACAGTGCATCAGTGCTGCTCTTGTGAGTTCAAGCAGCCTTTCACTTGGCACTGCCCGATATCGTCATGCAGGAGCTTCTGTAGGTGGATATGCGTTGTTCGCTGGAGGTATGAATGATGTAACTAGCCATATGAGTTCGGTTGAAGTATTTTCACCTGAACTTGTGAAGTCATCTGCCACATCGCTTTACACTGCAACTAAGAATTTATCGGGCGCAAGTTTCGGAGATTATGCATTATTCGGTGGTGGTCGAGCATCTGGTGGCACTTTGGTGACAGTTACAGCATATAATTCTGAACTTGTGAAATGTCAAGTTCCTGACCTTAGTAGTGGTAGAAGCTTCATTGCAACAGCAGTATTACAGGACCATGCCTTGTTTGGTGGAGGCTCATCGAATGGCAGTGATGATGGTGCCGCGGGTGTTGTTGATATATATAACGAAGACCTTGTTCACAGCGTTGCCGAACAGGGACTCGCGTCACCAACAATGTATCCAGCGGCGACAACCATAGGTAATTATGCTTTGTTCGCGGGTGCGGATGGAGCTGTAACAGCATACACAATTTAAATTTAAGGGAGGATTTTTTATTATGAAGAAGCTTGAAGAGTACACAGGAGAAAAGGTATACGCATTCCCAAACGGTGCAAGGGCAACTCGGGAGGCGGTGTTGCAGCGCTTCCCCGCGGCAGAGGATTTCACCTTTGTTGTGACGACAGATGAATATGGAGAGGTCATGTTCGGTATGGATAACCTCTCGGCATTGCGGAGTATTTACAATATTGATAAGTCCCTCTCCAAGGAGGATGCGATTGCGGCTATTGAGGAGATAATGAATACTCCAGCAGAGGTAAATGAAGAAGTTTCCGACCAGACAAGAATCGCAGATGCCCTTGAAGATATGGTCGTACTTCAGGAGCTGAACGCTCTGGAAGCTTAATAGAAAGGAGGAATTACTATGGCACATTCGGCACAGTATGAACATCTTAAGGCACGCTATGAACAGGGTCGTATCAGTGACAGCATGCTTCGCAAGTATGTTGCGGTCGGTAGAATTACCGCGGCAGAGTACACGGAAATTACCGGAAAGGACTATTGATGGCTGAGCTTGACCTTGACATCATCCTCGAATGGGATGTGAAAGCGAAGTGTGCGCGGCGAGAGGATGAAGCCGCCGCGCTGGAAGAAACGCAGGAGCTTCCTGCGGAAACGGAGGTTACATAATAATGGATAAACTCACACAGATAATCGACTGGCTTGCTATGACGGCAGGAGTACTGCTCGGCTTCCTCTACGGCGATATTACGCCGCTCATGTACAGCCTGATAGCAATGGTAGCACTGGATTTTATAACAGGTTTGGCTGCAGCTGCTGCACGCAAGGAGGTCACGTCCTGTAAGATGTTCAAGGGCCTTATACGCAAGTTCCTGATACTGGTGCTTGTGGCGGTGGCGCACGTTATAGACTGCTACGTCACGAATACCTATCCTGTGATACAGTCGGCAGTGATGCTGTTCTTTATCGTTAATGAGGCGCTGAGCATCGTGGAAAATGCAGCTATGCTGGGGCTGCCTATTCCTAAGAAGCTGCTTGACGTGCTGGAGGACCTGCAGGCAGAGTCGGGCAGCGAGGGAAAGACTAAGATCGAAGAGGAGATAAAGGAGGATGGCGATAATGGCAGCTAAAGTTAAATACGCAGGCGTGGATATGTCCTACTGTCAGACGAATGTTGACTACAAGGCACTCAAGGCAGGCAAAATCTGCGGCAAGCCCGTGAAATTCGCCATGCTCCGTTTCAGCTATGGAGCATGGCAGGACACTGTCTTTGATACTCACTACAGGGGCTGTAAGGAAGCAGGTATTTATGTCGGGGTGTACCACTGGCTGAGAGCGCAGAACGTCGCTCAGGCGAGGGAAGAAGCGCAGTGGCTTGTGGACAAACTCAGGAATTACGACATTGATTATCCTGTTGCGCTTGATTTCGAGGACGAGAAACTTCTTGCGCTTGGTCTATCTAAGGCGCAGTACACCGCAATCGTCAATGCGTTCATGGATGTGCTTGTAAAAGCGAATTATTACGTTGTACTATACACCTATACAAACTGCCTTTTGCATTATCTGCAGGTGAGCGTGCGCACAAAGTACGACCTCTGGATAGCTGACTACACAGGAGTTGCAATAAATTACGGCCAGACCATGTGGCAGTACGGTATTGCCGGACATCCTCAGTTTGATACCAAGAGTGTCGGAGCTGTTGACGGTGTTCCCGGGCAGTGTGATGTGAATTGGGCTTATGTAGGCTATGCTGCAAAAATACGTAAGCTCGGCAAGAACAAGCCTGTTATCAAGTACAAGGTCACTGGTACCAAGACAGTGACAAAACAGGCGCTCGCACAGGCTCAGGCTCAGCTCAAGGCGCTCGGGTTTGAGGTCAGGGTAGAGGAAGTAAATACATAATGATACCGCCCTCGGGACGTTTCGTACGTTCTGGGGGCGGTTTTTGTTTATATACCAAGTTCTTCATCACGTTTAAAATCAGGAGCGTTCTTGATTTTCTTAGGGTCAACAGGCTCAACTGTGCAACGTGCTAGCGGGTATTTTAGCAAAATATCATTAAGCTCATTCTGTTTAGTTATGCAAAACCCTGTTGTCTTTCCACCTAACCGCTGCTCAACAACTCTTTTAGGGAATTGCTTCTGCAAATCATCGTGAAGAGCTTTGATTTTGTCGTTTGTAAGATTTTCAACATTGATGTAATACATAGATAACCTCCGTGTGTTTTTGATATAACCATTATAGCATACAATCGTGTGAAAGAAAAGTAATTATTTTTATAATCCTTTTTTGACGTATGAATTTAGTAACCCTTTTTGACACCCATCTTTGTAAAAACAACGAAAAACACCACCTAAATGGTGGTGTTTCAGTTATATGCTCAAACAAACAGTGAGTACGAATACTCCACTGACCATGATAAGTTCATAATCGTGGTTCGTCTGAGTAATCTCTGGTGACCCACCCGGGAATCGAACCCGGGACACCCTGATTAAAAGTCAGGTGCTCTACCGCCTGAGCTAGTAGGTCAAAGCTGCCAATATGGCAACGTTAATATTATATCAGAACAATGTGGATTTGTCAAGCGTTTTTTGAAAAAACTTTGTTAATAATATAGTATGCTGATTTGATTATATTCTTAATACTTTTAAGTGCATATATACATATAGCGCCCCTGCTTGTTATAGCAGGGGCGTATTATGTCAGTTTTGTGCGGATGCTTTCATTTTGCTTTTGTTTTCGTACATCTCGTTATCTGCGCGTGTGAATACATCAGCATAGCATTGATCGGTGTCGGGTTGGAATTCAGCGATACCACAGGCTATTGAGATATGCTGCTCTCCGTCGCGTTCGCGCTGTGCTTCGATCGCGGTTTCAAGATTTTTCCGCAGTGCATCGCTGTTTGCGGAGTTGGAGCCATAGATTATTACCGCGAATTCGTCGCCGCCTATCCTGTAGACCGGGCAACCTGCAAATGCTGTCTGGATGAGCTTTGCGGCATTTGCTATGAGCATATCGCCGTAGTAGTGTCCGAGCGTGTCGTTTGTCTTTTTAAGATCGTTAAGATCAAGTACTGCTATTGCAAAACTTATTCCGCATCCGATGTTTTCGTTGAGCTGTTTTACTGCAGCGTCGTAAGCGGTTTTGTTTTCTACACCTGTCAGCGAGTCGAGATATGCTATCTTGTTGATCTTGTCGATGTAGAGATTAAGCTCGCCTGTGGTCTTTTGCAGTGTGTCGGCGAGTATTCCTATCTCATCCTTGGTGTGTACATCTATTTTAATATCAAGGTTTCCCTGAGCTATCTTGCGTGCTTCTGTGGTCAGCTTTTTCAGCGGCTTTGTGATAGTGCCGCATATTACCACTGTTAACACTGAGAATACAACAGCTGCTATTATCGAGGTAAGGACGATATGAGTCAGTGCATTGCGCAGGTTCTTGTTTATGTCGTCCTCGGGTACGGTTATGCAGAGATTAAGTCCGTTTTTCAGTGTACGGTAGGTGTAGACCTTGTCAACTCCGTTGTAGTCATAGTGGAACAGATTTCCGTTGTAGTCTTCCAACACATATTCGTCATAGACCTCACGGAACTTGATGTTCTCCTGTTCGGGTGTGGTGTTGAGCGGTAAAGTCGGGTGATATACGATATTGAAATTCGTGTCAGTGAGGTAGGCGAAGCCTGAGTCGTAGGCGGAGATCTCGCGCACCAGTCCTTCAAACATCCTGAAATCGATGTCCATGCCGACTATACCGATAAATGTTCCGTCGATGTACAATGGTATGATGTAGGAGATCATATACACGTTTATATTGCTGTTGTAGTAAGGCATCATCCAGGTAGGCTTTCCTGCATCGCGCGGAATGTAATACCAGCCAACGTGTTCCATATCATAAGGTTCATATATGGAAATATCAGTGCAGGGGAAAGGGTTAAGGCTGCCGTTTTCGGAGGTCTTTGTGTAGAACAGACCGGCGTCGGGAGCAGCGATGTCAGTGCTGTATCTTATGTACACACCGATGCATCCGTCGGTTACGTCGGCAGCATTCAGCAGCATAGGATCCATATACTCAGATATCATGTCTAAGTCTGAAGCTTCTGGGTTTGCATTGCTTGTCTTAACATAATCATCTATGCAGTCAGCCAGAACTTCTACGGATTGTTCTATACGACCGAGTATACCATTAAGGTCAGATGCGCTTTCGCGCACAAGCAGATTCAGCACATCGGCAGAAGCATTGTCCGAAAGCTCTGACATATTTTTTATCGTTATGCCGCCGATGAGTGCAGAACACAGAATAGTTATTATAAGTGTAAAAGTGATGAATTTTGTCTTTATTGACTTCATATTCTCATCTCCTTGAAGAAACAGAAGCTTGCTTTCTTGTGTTAATTATACACCATACTAAAGCAAAAATCAAGAGATAAAAGTCATTATTTTAACAATAATGCAGAAAAATATGTAAAAAGCCCTTGACAAGTGAGAAAAAGTATGTTATTATAACATTGTGATATCAAAGTGATATCAAAAACTTAATTCGGTAACGGAGGTATTTATTATGGATGCTAATACTAACAGAAAACATTATGAGGAACGCGAGCTTCACGCGGCAAACGGCTGGGCAGTGCTTATCTTCACGATACTGCTTTATCTCGCAGGACTTGCTTCGCTCATCGCGGGCGG